TGATACCCTTTATAAGGCTTGTCAATAGCTGTATACCTGCCGTGATTATAAGTGGTAAGTTTTGCATAATAATATTCGATACACTTTGGATTAGCTGTGGCAGCATTGCCATAAGCTGCGGCACAATCTGATTAAGGCCATCCAAAAGCCCCATAAACAATGTCATAGCAGCGTTAATTATTACTGGCAATAAAACAGGTATTTGAGGCAAAAGTCCTTGTATTAGATTCGTAAACCCATTGATAAGAGTTGGCAATATAGTGTTTATCGCATTTGGTAAGTCCGCTGAAATAGCCGTTACCAAGCTGATAATTATCGCATTAAACCCATTCAAAAATGTGGGCAGTTGTGCGCCAATGTTGGCAATAATTTGATTAGCGCCATTGATTAAATCATTCGTTAATTTTTGCTGTGCAGCCGCCATATTTTCTCCGCTGAATATCTGCGCAATAGAGCCGGTTATCTGCGGAATCATGGTACCAATTAAATCTGTGGTTTGTTTAAAACCTCCTGCAAATGCACCCGCTAGGACATTTCCAGCTTGTCCAGCATTGGCTTTTAATATGTCGACGCTGTCGTTGAACTCGTTTAAATGGTCTAATGCTTCTTGTGACAGAATAAGTCCTGCTGCCTGTGCTGAATCGCCCAGCTGTTTGAGGACCTCAGCGCCGCCTTCAATAAGGGGATTTAATTCTCTTGCAGACCTGCCAAATATCTGCATTGCAATGGCGTCCCGTTCGGTTTCGTTCTCGACTTTGCCCAAGGCAGCAATCACATCGTTAAAAACCTCTTCGCTATCCCGTAATTTTCCCGTGGCGTCAGTAATGGGAACGCCCAATTGCCTAAATGCTTCTTGCAGCCTTTTGTTACCGTCCCTGGCGTTCGCCATGTTTCTTATCATCCTAGACATGCTGCCAGTCATGGTTTCTAGGGAGACATCGATAAGATCAGATGCATACTGNAATTTTTGTATTTGCTCTGTTGACAATCCTGTCTGTGCTGCAAGGGTATTAATATCATCCGCAGCAGCCGCCGCTTTAACAGTTAGTCCCGAAAGAGCAGTCCCGGCCGCTATNACGGTGCCNGTATAAACNTTNAGGCCCTTTCCCGCTATATTAACCGCGCTGGCCACCGTTTTTATACCGGCATCGGTAATCTGTGCCGAAACTCTTGCCGCTGTTTTTAGNCCATTGATTACTGGCTCCAGCTTAGAAGCCACTTCTACAATCTTGTTCTTTACATTCTCAAAAGCAGTGCCAATGACCGATACCGATTTTTGCTCTTCCTTTAAGCTGGACAGTTTCGCTTTTGTGCCTTCTAGTTCCCGCTGGAATGCCCGGTACTGCTCTGCGCTTATCTCGCCTCGTTTAAATTGCTCGTTTACCTGCTTTTGAGCTTCTTCGAGTATGTCCAGCTTTTCCTTTGTTGCCGCAATCTCTTCNTTCANNATTTTTTGNTTCTGNGANACCANAGTGAGATTACCGGGGTCGAATTTAAGCGCTTTATCTACAGCTCTAAGTTCGCTCTGCAGATCACGGGTNGTTTTATTTACGTCCTTAAGCGCTTTATCTAATGGAGCTGTATTCCCGCCAATCTCAATTGTTATGCCTTNTATGCCNTTNGCCACGTTTTCACCCCCGTTCTGGGCCAAATCGCTTCCTCAATGTCTTCCTGTCGGGCTTGGTCTGTTGCAGTAACCAGCATTTTTCAAGATATTCTCGCCCTTCTTCTGTTTGCATCAATTTGTATATATAAGCGTCTCTACGCAAACGTAAATATTCGTCGATGGGTAATTCCTGGATTTGATAGTAATTCAGACCTGTATGCTCATGGATCAGTCGCTCCCATGCGGTTGTGCACTCGAAATACTGTCCCCCTCCGTCTCCCTCTCCTGGGATCGAGGGGATTTTGAGTTTGGGTCGCTGGTTTGTCCAGCTACGAAGTTTACGTATGCTTCAAATAAAATTTGAATATCCTCGATATCAAATAGCTTCTCGACATATTCCTTNTCAATNTTTTTGCCNTGGCGATTATTAGAAAGAAGCTCGGCAGCCATCTGGTATACGTATTCAACCTGTTCAGCATTAGCAATTTCAAGCTCTGCCAAGGTATTCTGCATTTCGATCAGCACATCAAACATGTGTTTTGTAGGCATGCGAACAAGTATTACATTGCCATCTGTTAATTTCACGTTCAGAACCCGCTTTTGNACTTTCGTAAAATCCAGCATATGAACCCTCCCTTAAAGCTGAGGGCGGCCATTAAGCCGCCCATTAACTTTACTCTTCCGGTATTTCTTCCTCATAAATAATCTTCGTGCCTTCGTTATCCACCGGTAACGCCTTAAATTCGGCGTCGATAACTGTTTCTTTATTCGTGGTAAATGCCAATGTAAAGCCCGCTTGATTGTTTCCTACAATTGTGATGCGTATGTCGCCGTCCACATCGTCTTCATGCACAAAGCGGAGTACATACTTTTTGCCATCTTGGTTATTCAGCCCGCCGATTTTAACCGTTCTCTTGCCGTTGGCCTCCGTCACTCTGGCAGTCGAACACAGTTTAGCAAGAGTCTTGCCGCACCACGTCATGACGCCACTTTTAAAGGTCACTTCTTCCTCTGTGAGTATAACTTTGCTTACCAGCCCTAAATCATCTTTTGCTTCGTAATACGTGGGCTTGTATTCAAGTGTTGCGCCGCCCTGGATAAGCCCTAGCAAATTATCTTCTGTTTCGATACTCAAATCATCCGGGATTGTCCCCGTAAACTCCATAATATATACCTTACCTGACCCCAGAACAATTTTTTCTTCTGCAGTAGGCATAAGTTACACCTCCTATAATTTCTCGATTAATTCAAAGCTGTACACAACCTGATACAATTTTTCGGCGTCGATGTAAGTTTCTGTTTTTTCATACTGAATATTTGCCCCATCAAGTACAGCCTCCAATTTTGCTTCAGCATTCAAATCTTTTTTTGTAGTATAAAGTTCAACGTGTACGGTGCTGTTTCGTATCAGAGCTTTGCTAGTATCCGCACCGTAACTGCTTGAATTCGGTACCCAGTACACTATAAACGGTGGAGGAGGTGGAGGATTTTTCGGATCCGACACGAAATGATGATAAGCTACAGGATACCCTGTCTGTTTTAACAACGCATACAGTTCAGCCAGTGTCATTCTTTATCGCCTCCTCTATCCGCCGCTCAAGCTCTTCGATGGCCTTCTCCTCATTTGGCTTTATATGCGGTATGCCTGCAACTCTGCCACCACCTCTTTTGGCGTGCCCGTATTCCAACAGGTGTGTAAGTTGATAATGCTTGCTATTATATACCCTTACCCTTTTGATTAGATTGTCCTCATATTCCACCTTTGACGTCCAGCTTTTGGCATAAGCTCCGGTCCTTTTGGGGCTATCTCGCTTCAAATTCTCCACCAGTTCTGCAGCAACATCATTAACTACCTCTTTGACCTTATTGGTCGCCTCTTCAGAATATTTCTGCAACTCTTCAGCGATAACCGCAGATATGTCATATGGATTAACTTTTTTAGCCATCGGCAGCCACCCTTTCACAGACCAGCTCCATCTCTTCAAAATCGGTTTGATATGTGCGGATTACCCTGTACAACTCGCCATTAAATTTTACTTTTCGTCCACCATTGTATTCATAAGCATGCACCACAAAAACGATTTCAGGATTAAGCCCAGTAAGCGCAGCATTATAAAACTCGGTCCTGCTTACCGACCTTACCCCACACAAAATACTCGTTTCTATCTCATCACCCGGTATTTGATTGCCTATCTCGTCAGTAACATAGGGCTGGCTGATTAAAATCAGTTCATGGTCATAGGTCATGTTACCACCACCCACTGGCCAGACACCATATCTACGGCGGTCCAAACGCCGTCAATATACATTTGCTTACTGCCGTCCGGGAGAATATAAACAGTGTGGGGATCGGGAACATCGGGCAGTTCGGGAACAAGTAATACAGCTTTAACTTCCATACTGGCTGCTCCAACATGGATCATAAGATTGTGCAGTCTATATTGGAGATGTCTCGGCATTGCGCCATCGCTATCCCGGCTTTGGTAACGCCAAACAACATAATCAACGATAAACATAAGATGATAAGGGTTGTCCCCATCTAGAGACAACCCTTTCTCGTCCTCCAGCTCCTTTAATACACCCTCAATAATGGCAAGTAAATAGTTATCGCGTACCGCTGTGGTTATGCCCAGTCTTGCTTTGGCCATCGATAGTATTGTGCTTGTATCCATTTATATCAGCCCCCTATTTTTTCTTGGGCTTTACATTCTTGCTGGTCGCTTTAACAGTCTGCTGTGGCGGTTCCCCTTCTATTGCAATGTATCCTTTAGCCTGATACTCTTCCAGCTTGTCACCGTCATATATATCACCAACGTGATATATCCTGCCCGTATATTTGCACTTAAACCCTACAATCACCTTCGCCATAATCTAACACCTCAAATTAAGGGTTAGCCACATTAGCCACATCAGCTGCAAAAGTTACCGTAGTAGTTGGAGCTGTATTATCGATGTTCACGATTACGAATCCCTCGCCAAACACAGGCATGCCATCATAGCGAGCTGTACCCTTGAATA